CATAGCATTTTGCATCTGCGTCAGCGCCTTCTCGTGTGATGTATCGCCGCCACCAAGCGTTCCATCACGTTTGGCGTTCGTGACGTCTAATTGCTTATAGTAAACGGCTAATCCGGTTGACAAACGCTGCATTATGCCTTGAAGATCTTTCATACTTTTGCGAACTTCTGGGTCCTGCTGAAGCGGCTTAGCATGCGTGGATGCGAACGTAGTCTCAACAAGACTCAAAAGACTGGCTACAAATGATTGGAATACAGCATGTGTAGCATCATAATTCTCAACATCGCGATAAAGCGGTTTGTGAGCCATCGAAATCATATTGGATGCAACTATGCGAGACTTTTTGACGTTCACACCGTTGCCGCGGACTTGTGCCAAATAAGTTAAAACTGAATAGAAAGCTTCCGTAAGATTGTATTCTAAGAATTGGAAATCCTTATCAGAATAATAATTCTTGATCGTACTAAGCCAATTTTGCAATTCATTTGAGCTCATTTTAGCTTTGTAGACTTGAAGTTCTTTAAGATCCATGGATTTGCCAACAAGCTTTGCATCGCGAACAGTTACGACCAAATCAAGAATGCTAATAATGTACTGGTTCCAAGTATTGAAATTCCGTGTCTTGATCGTTTTAATATTCTCACCAAATCCTTCATACGCCTTTAAAAAAGGCGCGAACCCAATTCCGAATTTAATAGATCCTACGAGGAACACAATTGCGACAAGAACTACAAGAAATATTAAGAACTGGATAAATAAGCTCTTGCCATGAGCTGTCTTATTTTCAGAACTACAATATTCATCAAGTTTATTAATGAAAAAATCCATTGTGTTGTCTATTATTTATTGTATAATTAATACACGTCATGAAAAAAAAGAATCGTCATGAAAAAAGAATCGTCATGAAAAAAGAATCGTCATGAAAAAAGAATCGTCATGATATTTTTATTTTTTCCCGCATGTGTATTACATATTCCGAATCTAGACCAAATGTTATCAAAACTAAGTCTTATAAAGGCATTTGATAAGGATTGGAAGATCTATATAATCGTATTCGTGGTACTATTTGCTATTTCGTTTATTGGAAATTGCGTAATCTTACGTTCGAAGCGACCATCCAGAAAATCTGGGATTAAAAAGCTGACTCCTTCGCATCCGAAGTTAAAATTTAAGGTTGCTCTGTTCAATGCAATTGCCGGAATCGCAATGATCTTTGTTGCTCACAACCTTATGATTTATGCCGATACTGGTGAGTTGATAATCGGCGGAAAAACGTTAATTGGTGGAGGTAACAAGATCGAGAAAACTGTTGATACGGAATATAATCATGAATCACGATCACCTAAGACAAATCGGATGCCGAAGTGGGATACTGGAAGTGACAATGAAACATTCAGTCGCCATGATCGTGACCGTGACAGGCGACGACCCCCTGATAGTCCGGAATTCTATAGACCATCAAGTCCGTACTAATCGCTTTTGCCAAAAGCGAGAAAAACGCTCCCGCAGCAAAGATCAGATTTTTATTTTTTCCATCCTCCCGGGAGCGTTTTGCTCGCTTTTGGCAAAAGCGATTAAAAAACCAAACCATACCACCATTGGTATGGTTATCAGGATACAGATTTTATAATCTAGTTGTGCTGACGTATCCTTTGTTTTGGTTTTTTAACCTTAATAAAATAATTATGAAAATATTTGTTAGTAACTCATTAAAAATGATGATAATATTGGGATAAATTATTGTGATGATGCTGTTTTTTATTACTCAATAAAAATTTTTACGCAAACCTAATGAAAAGTAGCTCGATAAGACTATCTATTTACAAATAGATTGTTTGTAGTTTCACTATATTGGTCAGATCCTTCCCAGATATACGGATAGTCTACAAGCTTATGTGACGAATCACGTTGACATTTACGAATAATTGATCATACAATCTGATATATATTATACCGATCGTGGTCATTTCAATTATTCTGGCATCTAATCATGCTAATGTATTTAGCATGATATCATCGATGTTTTCAATGTAATATTGACTATTATATAAATTTTTGGAAATAAACGAATAAAAAATAATTAATAATTCATGGAAAATCGTGACCGAATTCTCAATAACGCGATTCCGAAATTTGGATCTAAGCCTTTTGTAAAGGCTTATTATAGGTCAACATCAATTATGTCATCAAATGGACGTTTGTATTTATCATAATCAATGGGTTTATTTCGACTGTTATCGCGGTCACGGTCGCGATATGTCGTACGGCTTATCGTATCGCGCCTATCACGTCTATAATTTGAGCTTGAACCCGCATGTCTATGTACTTCAGATTGCGATCTTCTCGGTGATCGCGACCTTGACCGTGTTCGTGACCGTGACCGAACAGGCCTGTTACGATATTTCATCAGACTTTCTCGATTGCTTGTTCCAGCATCTTCATCAGACACCGTCAGGCTTGGTCTTTGTTCCGGCTTACGACCATCGGATTTCAATTTAATATTTACACCACAATCCTTCTTTCTCGGCAAATTTAGACCCTGCTTTGCTAACTCTTCGCGACGTTCATCACGCGCACGTCGTCTATGATCCTTATCATACAATTGATTATGGATTTGCCAAAGAATCGGGTTCTCCCATCGAAAATCTTTACAATCTTTTGCTCTATACCAAAATACTTTGCCATCCATACGCTCAATATCATTAGTTGCAACCTTTGTAACCTGATCCTTATTATCCGTTTTCGTCATCTTGAGCACAAGTGCTCGACGATCGGTAGTACAGTTATCCATGATTTTATAGAACAAATATTTGTTCGAGAAAATACCTTGCGCATAGTTATCATAAAGCATTTGTCGCATATTTTCGGAATCTTCCGCCAAGATAAAGACATAGTCAATGCAACCACGCATATTTTTTGGGACACCAAGTGGATACTGAGACATATAAAGACCAGTAATCTTGTAATGTCTACCGTTGAACACCAGCCGGCGGAATTGTTGCTCTTCCAGAATGGATTTTTTGTGAAACATCATATCATCTGCCACGTAAAGTACACGCGGATCAATTTTGCTAAGTCGCTTTTCTAAATCCTCTAACTCTGTAATCAAATTGTTAATATGTTTGTGAATTTTTTCGGTTTTTCGCCAATCATTATGATAATCTCGCGAATCCAAAATCTGATTATACTTCTGAATATCCTTCTTTAAGACTTCAATTTGCGATTCCATTTCATCGATCTTTGTAAGTTCGTCTTCTTGATCTAAGAAAATGGTTTCTAACTTTTTTGGATCGTAATCGTCATCAATACAAATTCCAGGAATGTGCTTTTCATAATCGTGATTTACACTTTCACTAGAACACACTACTTTTACTTTTGGCATTTTTCGAAATCTACGCATAATATCACGTCCTAAATACGATTTTCCAGAACCACGACGGCCAAATAGTACAATAAATGAATTCGGATTTAAGTCTTCCTCAAGATTAAATTCGGGTATTTCAGCCTCATTTAATGTACTCGCAAGATCTTCCGCTCTAATCTGAGTCTGAGTCTTCCTACGCGACATTCTAGATATTAATATTTATTCTCATAGTTAAAAAAAGAATATAGACGACAAAAAAATATATGAAAAATTATGTCAAAAATAACATGAAAAGACAATCATGTATAATATCTTAGTGATGCAGAATTTTTACCAATCAACATGAAATTATATTCCAGAAAAGATATATGAAATTTATATGGATTGATCGTCTTATGATGCATTTCGATATAGACATGATTATCCAAAGTAGGTGGTATATAATTGATTCCCGATTGCAAATTTTTAAATTCATTAGGATTATCCCTTAAGAAGTCTATCATCGTTCCATCTAAACATTTTGATAATACATCAATCGCAGATGAAAATTTTGTTTCTGTCAGAAGACATAGCCATGTATTCTCTGCAACGTGATACATTGGAAAACTAACACGTTTAAAACCCGATAGTATATAGATAGATGCATCTGGTGCTTCCACAATTTGTTCATTGGTGTCGGATTCAAAATTAATTAGAAAACCAATTGAGAATCGACTAACATGATACATAAATTTCATGTTTTTTATAGGATCTACATATTCTTTGTTAGCAGATCTCATTAATTGTACATCATACACAATCGGATCTATATGAGAATCCCGTATAAATTCTTGTAGAAGGATTGCGGTATAGTTGTTTGTAAGACTATTCGCACGATGTTTCTCGATTTCATCATCTGTCGTTTCGTCGGCTTGGATTGGTATATGATTCAATATTTTCGGAATGATAAAATAATTCCAGACATCATCCGGTAGTCTTTTCACACATTCATGAACCGCGTATTTTATCGCTTGGATCTCTGCGATCAATGGATTTTTTATAGAAGTCACACCATCAATTTCTATATAACACGAAAAAGTCTCTTTATTTCCGTTTTTATTGGTTTTATACTCGTAGACTTCGTGATCGCGTATAATTTTTGGAAATGTATACGGATTTAGATTAATTCCGAATAATGTACCTTTTGGGAAACGGAAAAGTTTATTCATTATGTCATTCTCTTTTTTTGTACATTCAAATATTGACGTATCCATATATATTATACGAATCCTCGCATTATCTGGCACGTCACATACATTGAATGATGGTGATCTCAACGGAACTCTCATCCGAAAATTCATTATGCTAAATTTTGAATAGTCTTGAGATATTAAGTCTTGTAATATTAAGTCTTGTAATATTAAGTATTCTTAATTCATGATTTCAATTTTACTCTGCAAACAAAAAAATTATTCAGAACCTTTTTAATATCGCGCTTCCGAAGTTTGGGTTTACGGTTTTCGTCTCTTTTTCAAAAGCTACTCACGTATTCCTTGATCATATCATAATCCGATTGAGTGTCTTTTCGAGATCTACGTGGAATCCGAATCACCATTGTACCCCCATTGTTTTGTGTACATTGATCCAGGACTTTATAGAATAATTCCACATTCGAAAAAATCATACATCCATATGCATGATATAGCATTTCTCGCACGCTCGGCGATTTCTCAGCAAGTATAAAAATATAGTCTGAGTTGCCACGCAATGCAGGGGTCAAAGACAATGGATATTGCGATGTATAAATCATTGATATACGATAATGTCTGTGATTCATATACAGGCCTACATATTTGTCATTTTTTTCAATTCCTGGAACTTGATCAGCTATATGCAAAAAACGCGTGGTTTTATTATCCACATTTTGTCTAACTGTCATACTAAATTTATCAAAATGGTCTGAACTGTATTCTTGACAAACATCATAATTTTGCAAAAATGGTGATTGATCGGAATAACCTGAAATGATCATGTTTTGATCATATTTGCGATGATACATCTCTAGAAAATTTGCGATTTTCGATGTCAATTTTGTTTTTCCGGAATCTTTCGCACCATGTATAACATAAATTATATGTTTTTCGACAACCGAATTCAAATCGAACGTGTTAATCGGAATATTAGATTCATTTGAATTCAACATTTTAGTAATGTTTAATTTTGTATTCTTTATATCGATTTAACGCACAAAATTCGTTTTGTTCTTACAGGTGCCTACCCCTGAAAAGTTGAAAATTTGTACATAGACTAATAGAATAAATATTGTTCCTATAGCTCAGTTGGTTAGAGCACCGTGCTTATGAAAATATAAGATTACGCGGGGGTCGTGGGTTCAAGTCCCGCTAGGAACAAATTTAGTCTTAAACGGAGCTTTGCTCCAAGCATTTTTGTTTGGATAACGAACATCGAATGTCTATTAAAGAACAACATGAAATGTATATTGTTCCTATAGCTCAGTTGGTTAGAGCACCGTGCTTATGAAAATATAAGATTACGCGGGGGCCGTGGGTTCAAGTCCCGCTAGGAACAAATTTAGTCTTAAAAACTACAAAAACGGAGCTTTGCTCCAATCTTTTTTTTGCTAGACCGTTCTTACAAAAAATAAAATTACACGAATGTAACAAGATCGTTGGTATGACCATCAATGATTTAAAAAAAATGTTCTTAGTGGGATTCGAACCCACGATTTTCGCGGTGTAAACACGACGCCTTAACCAACTAGGCCATAAGAACAATATATATTGTTTATGTTTCTTTAATAGACATTAAAACGAAATTACGCAAAGCGTGTACTTATTCAAAGTTTTATTTTTTGTCTGTAACAAATTCTTGATTTTATAAAGTTTATTAAAGAACATAATAATATTATTATTGCGAGTGTAGCTCAATTGGTTAGAGCGTTCGACTTTTATGTATTAGCAAAAAGATAATCGGACGGCTGCGGGTTCGAGTCCCGTCACTCGCGATTTTATTTTTTGCACATTTTTTCAAAGTCTGTTAAACAAAACACCAACAATAATATTGGGGATGTAGCTCAATCGGATAGAGCGCTCGACTTCTACAAAGATAGCTATCGAGAGGCTGCGGGTTCGAGTCCCGCCATTCCTTTTTTGTTTAAGGTGAATAGCTTATAAAAATAAAATTGCGATTAATATTGAATTTGGTCTCTGGGAACAATGTTATCAATATGAGACCTGCACATCGGACATTCACGTGTACTATTATATATTTTTTGCGCACACCATCCACATAAGCATAAATGTCCACATGGAGCCAACACAACATCATAGTCTTTATCGTAACATACAACGCATTCTGATGTATCTTCGGTCTCGAATACACGTGCAACGACATTAGTAGATTCCGGAACTATAAGTGTACTTGATGGATCTTCATCTGTAATTTCTATCAAATTCCGGTTGGTATATTTGAAGAAAAATTTACGGCTGGAATTTTGACTAAATTTTAAACCGGAAACGGGTGCCTTAAATTTGCGACCAGGAGCACGGATATCTCGCGGAAATTGCACATTTGCAAAACGATCATATCCTGGACTTGTTATATGAACGCGAAGGCGATTACCTTCCTTAGCACATATAAAGTGAATGAAATCGGTCATTATGTCTGGTAGAATGATTCTAATATGATGTTTCCATTTCAATTTTATGACTTCGTGTTTAGTAACATAAAAAAATGAAAAAAATGATCTTACATCTTACATCTTACATCTTACATTTATACTATACCAAGTCATATGTCAGGCCATTATGGTGCGGTTCGCAAAGTCGAACTATTTGATGATGGAACAATTAAATCAGTATTTTTTCTAGAAAATGGTAGGCTTAATAGGCTGGAAGGTCCTGCGGCTGAAGTATTTTATAACGATGGGTCCACTCGGTTAATCGAATATTGGCAACATGGAAACCTGCATAAATTGAATGGTCCTGCAAAACGCCGTTTTCATAATAATGGCAATATTGAAAAAGAGATATATTATGTAGATTTTAATCTTCATAGACTTGATGGTGTTGCTTATTCGGAATTTTACGAGGATGGTACTCCTGCATGCTTAGAATATTGGATATATCACAAACTTCATAATCTGAAGGGGCCTGCTATTGAAAAACAGTGCGAAAATGGTAACAAAACCTTTGAGTTTTATGTAAATGGAAAGAAATGTGAAGAATCACGTGTAAAATCTATCAGCTCACGTCTATATAATTATGCCAAAATGTATCTGAAACGCAAACATGATGGCCCCGAAAAATTACATTCTCATATGAAACAGAATTAATATGATATTTTGATTTTTTGTCTTCTGAAAAATGATTAATTATAATTTAAGTCAATTTACAAAGTAATTAAATTATACGAATACGATTCATACAGTTTCTTTAAGAGAAGTGTTCACCATATGCAATTAATTGTTTTAATATAATAAATATAATAACACTTTAAGTATAATGAAATATGTATATCATGGATCTCCAAATAATTTTAATATTGCAGAACCAAGCTTAACTACAAGAACAACTAATAATATAGTAAAATATAGTGGGATCTCATTACATGCAACCAAATATAAATATATCGCATTATCATATTTATATGATAGAAATGTAAGTTTTACTCATAACAAAAATAAATATTATTTTAGTGTTGCTATTAGTTTATTTGAAAAAGACAATAAAGTTTATATTTTTGGAAAAAAAAATTTAGATTATTCTCTAGATAAACTTTTTTCGAAAGGTGGGTATTTATATACATTCAAATCTAAAGATTTCAAGAGGGTTAATGGTTTGGGTCCATTGGAAGTTATATCTACAAAATCATTAAAACCATTAAGAAAAAAATATATAAAGAATGTTCCAAAAGAAATAATCAAAAATGGAGGAAAATTTATATTCATTGATATGACCAAAAATAAAATTTAAAATACACGTGATAAATTATTGAAATTATTTGTATAGGTTATGTATAGCAAATCAATAGCAAAAGCAAAAGAAAAGCGCGAACAGTCTTAACCGAAAAGTTCGATTATACAATTGCTGAAATCTTATTTAGAAACTTCTTGTAAGATACACCATTTTTGACTAACATACATGGAATACATGATATCATCAATTCATCAATGTCGGAATAATCCGATTTTTTATTTTTACAAGTGAGTAAAAGATCGCAATTTTTATCATTACATATTTCGCAGCAATTCGATGCTGAAATAAGATCGAACATTTCCACACATTCTATTGTCAAATTAGATTGGTTATACAACTCATATAATCCTCGTCTATTTTTATCATAATCTATAGAAATTTGAGATCCTGGAATGATACGTCGAAAATTGTAATTTGTATTTTGTTCTATATTATTCTTAATATTTTTAAGTAATTTTATGTAATCTTTATTACCAAATATGAGACGATTCACAAGACACCAATGACATAAGTTCTCAGTACCATTTTTTTTACACCATATGGCATTATCATTACAAATGGAACATGTATTTTTAACTTCTGATTTTGTAAAACTTGCATATTTCGAGTTATTGATTTTTTTTATTTTATCGATGAAATCATCTATTCTTGAATCTCGTTTCATATAATTACATGTTTTACAACAAGGTACGGCATTTTGAGTTGTGTATCCTAAATCATTATCATATCGATCTATACCATTACACTTTTCAATTCCACAATATGTGCATTTTTTACTCCGTAATTTACAAAAACGAGATTTAGACAATTCAAATGCTATACATTTCTTCTTCGCTCTTTTTCGATAGGCATCATAATAGGTGGACTTTGATGTTTCAAATATTTGGTTTTCATAATTGGTATCTTGTTTTTCGAGTACATAGTAATCAAAAATTTTTCTACAATTATCTATAAATACATTCATATCGAGATCCTTTCGCATCATATTACAAGGTTCGCAACATGGCAATAATTTAGAATAATCTGTGATTTTATGATCGTTATAAATTCGATCAACGCCATTATAACCATTTTTGGTAAAATCATTACAATAAAAACATCTGCCATGAATTAACTTGATAAATGCATCGACTCCAATTTTATTAAAATCTATGGTATCTTTATGTGAATTTTTGATAATTCTAATTTTATGGTTTATATATGTTTGTCTAGAACCTAGATATGATTTATGTGAATCCGTTAGTCTTTTATTTCTTGTATATTCACGGTTTTTTGTTAATATTATTAGATATTTATCTGTATTATTTTCTTGCATATCTTTTCGATTAATTCTCTGTAGTTCTTGACGTCTCTTACGAACTTTTGTACTTTTTTCATACTCTTGTTTTTTCGCCTTGCGTTTTGGATTATTTTCCATTTCTTGTGTAAAATTTCTATTTCTTTTACCACGTTTTGCATCGGCAGCTCGTTGTTGTTCTCTTTTTTTGACGATAATAGATATCACATCAATCGATTTAAATTTATCATCTTTCATAGCATGGTTGTATAACATATCGAATGCCTTATTTCTTGCATCTGTGAGCTCATCTGATAGTATTGTATATTTATCTAATCTTAATTCTTCTGGGAGTGCTTTATCCTTTTTTTCGGGTCTTTGCCTCTTTGGTGTATCTGAGTATTTTATGTTCAAATTTTTATTCTTAATTAGTTCGTTATATATTCTTTTATATATTGGATGATTTGAAGGATATTCTTTTGTTTTATTCATATGAAGGTGATGGGTGGCGAATCAATTATTTTGTTTTATATTCATTCTTTTATTATTTCATTTTTCTTTAAACGCAACCTAAAAAAACACGACCTAAAAAACAAAAAATAAAATCCAGTTCATATTGTTTATAAATAATATACAATATAAGTCTGGAGGATTGAAACGTTGCATTTGCTTAACTAGCAAAAGCCACCAAATATATCATTCACGTTTTTATTCGCGAACTCAATGCTTCCCAATGACAACCTTTTCAGTTTCATTGATCACACTGACACCTTCTTTCGAAGGGGACGGACTGTACATCAAGCCATCCATTAATCATTTATATGTTGTTAAATGATCATTGGGATAACCGATTTGTGACCCAGTCTCTAGCGATTTCCACAACCATTCCTGGTTGCTTATACCGACGGTCTCACCATAGTATTTCACATTAGGTTTTGACCGTTTTCACAAATCTTGCCTTTTGAATGTATTACATTCCTAGCTGTGAGCTGTCACTCACGTAGCACTCAAAAGCCACTACATTCTGCGAATGTAGAACGACTGTCAAGCAGACTAGCTATTCTTAAATCCTCTATTTTACCCTCTTGCGAGGTAGAGGAGATAGCTCTTGGGGGCATAGCATGCACATTTTCTGTGCTGCAGCGTTTACCCCCCATACCTCCTGCGACTCTAAAAAGATTGACGTTACGTCCGTAGACGAAGAACTTACCGGTGAGAGCGGAAGAGATCTGGCGGAAATTGACCTGAAGGATGGGCTGATCAATACGGGAGAAATTTGCGGTACCGTTGGGCTGCTTGGACTCGGGGTTAAGCGAGAACGAGTAGACGCAGATACCCTTGGATGCGGGGACACGCGTGTGGTACTTGTAGGGCTGGTAGCGGGTGAAGTAGTCACCGTCACGCTGGGTGAAGCGATCCTGTCCGTGAATCTGGAGCTTGCACGACACGAACGGGTTAAGCTCGGGGATCGTCGTGTAAAAGCCACGATCATAGTCGAACGTGTTGAAGTTAGTCCACTCCTTGGCCTCGGCGGCGTTCTCCTCACGCACGGCCCAGATGAGCTCCATGCACGGATGGTTGAAGCCAAGACGGATACGAGAGTTGCTGGCCGTCACAGACTCGTCCGAAGACTGAACCTGCGTGATCAGATACTCGTGCGACTTCTTGGCCGTGATACGGCGCTCCGCAGCCTCAAGGAACACGTAGTTCACCCAAAGCTTAAGGTCGACAAGGGACGCGCGGGTCTCGGCAATGTCAAGGGCCGTGTTATTACCGTTGGGGCCGGACGTAGCATCACCCGTCGTGACGTAGAGATCCGTAAGCGGGCGCAGCTCGAACTCAACCTTAACCTGATGGTACTGGAGGGCGATGAGCGGAAGAGCAAGGCCGGGGTTCTCGTTGAACCAAAAACGCGGGATGAAGTTAACCTTCTGCGCGCAGTGCTTTATCTTAGGCGTCTGAAGACCGTCATACTTGTGCGTAACCGCGGTCGAGTAACGGCAGTCAGCATCAGCAGAGCGGACATCAGGATCAGCCACAGATACAACAGTACCCGGATAACCCGCGTACGCCTGGCCGACACCAGAAGCACCCTGAGCCTTAACCTCCTGAAGGTTCTGCTGGCCGATCAGATCGTTGTAACCAGCCTTCTTGGCCGCCGGCATCGTAAGCTCGTTCCAGATCGTAAAATACTCAGAGAAGTGCTCATCGATCTTCTGGCCACCAATGTTGATCGCAACACGCTTGACCATCGTGTCACCAATGTTATCGATCCACTGGACACGCTCGGAATCGTTATCCTGGGCAATCGAGATGTTCGGAAGCGTCATCTCCATAAGGAAGTCAAGGACAAGATCACCAGACCTAGACAGCTCAGCGACGAAGCGCTTGCCGAAGTCGGCCTGACCACTGAACGAGTTCTCAATCGCCTCCATAGCGAAATTCACGTAGGGACGGTAAGAAGACTTGAAGAAAGAAATCTGCGCATCCTTCGTAAGCTTGGTATCCTGAGTACCAAGCGCGACAAGCTGAATAAGAGCACCAGCCATGTTTTTAAAAAGTTTTAAACAAAAGGTTAATTAAAGGAATGTAAAAATACACACGATAAGGATTTTCGATTAATACTCAAAAAACCAAAAAATAAATACCAAAAAATGACGTTTCGGGTAGGACTTTAGAACATTTTAATTATTATTTATTTAAT